TTCTTTCCCGGCTTTTCAATTTGTTGCCTAGTACTACTTCTACTAATCATAACTTGCATCTACAACTTGACCACCTGTCATTTTGTAGGTAATCTTTCCACCATGTTTTTTTCCTTGATACATAGCTCTAGTTTTCATTTTAGATATTCTTGGAGGTTTATCTATTTTTCCTGTAGCTATTGCCTTAATAAACTCTGGAGCTAACATTAATGTATCTCCTACTTGTTTTCCAACAAATTCAGGATCAGACATTCTTGTTGGAGAAGATTGTAGAAATTCAGGATCACCTGCTATCTTTTTATCTTTAGCTTTTATTTTTAATTCTTTAGCTTGTTTTTTTATTTTAGGCATAGACTCTTTTTCTCTTTTACTAGTTTTCTTTTTTCTACTCATTTTATGATGCTCCTTGTGCTATAGTATCAGGACCACCAGCAGGAGATGCAGCTACAGCCATATCATCCTGTCTTGTTCTTCTAGCCTGATTATTAAGTTTTAGTATTGAATTATTATATTCAGATTGCCACACTTGAAGTGTATTCCAATCTTTCATATACATAGTAGCTTCTACCATGCATCCTGCAAAGAGAGCTTCATAACAATAATCACTAAAATAGTTTTGGGTAGTTACACTTGTACCTGTAGCAGAAGCTAGAGGTAGTGGCTGAGATTGGGATTGTACTTCTACAGTCAATACCGATACTGGTGTAGGCACAATCTTAATACTTGAATTATTTTTTCTTGCATAGTATCTTGGTGTATCTGTTGATGCACTAACAGGCCAATAGTCATTTGCATATTCCATTGTTCTAGGAAGTAGATTAGTTACTGTTGTTCCTGTACTTACTTTAAAGTTTACATTACGAACAATACGAACTCTATCATTTAAAGACACAGTTCCAGCATTGCCAGATGATACAGATATATTTGTATATTCATCTAGACCAAAGTCATCCAGATCTTTAATCATACGAAATTCGGTTTTCTTTACAAAAGAAGAAACTTGGGTTGCAAATTCTGTAGAGTCGTTTTCAGTCGTATTAATTAAGTCTGTCTTTAAGTAAGAAAAATTAGGCATACTAACCTACAAAAGCTGTAAGAACACAACCATCTGTAGGACCAGATACACTAACAACACCATAGACAGGAACACCAAGTTCTCCCATATAAATATCTGTTGCTTCGTTAGCTGCTACCTGAAACTTAATAGCTGTACCTTCTGCTGTTTTATTAGTAATCTGTCTTTGTCCTTTTATAGAATATGATCCAGCAGCAGTTGCTAAAGCATGAACAGCCAGTATACGAGTTACAGATGGATTATTACCATCGGCTGTTCCGTTATCTCCAACAGTTGCATCATTTTCTACAAACGTGAGAACAGCATCACCAGTTGCTATTGCTGCTTTAATATTTGTACTCATGATCTCTCCTTATAGTAGTAGGGAAGTAGCCGAAGCTACTCCCCCACATTTAGTCCTAAGTTCCTGCACTACCGAAGTAACCTCTCCAATCGGAGACACCGAAACTATATCGTTCCCTTGCCTTAAATCGGAGATTACCAGTATCAAAGTCAGGTTCCATCTTAGTTTGAAGAGGTGAACGTACAAACATTTTAGCTCCGTTTGGTACGTCAGTCTTAATAAAATAAGATGTAGTATCTGTAAACCTTCTATTGATATGATATCCTTCAGGTAACATTCCCATATGACGAGTAGCATTGATTGCATTCGTATTTGGGTTAGCAGCAGCAGCACTTGTTTGAGTGTTGCCGGGGCTAGATAAAATACGATCTGCAATAGCCCATGAGTCAACAGGGATATGCAATGAAACAGCACTTGCACCAATTAGAATACCACGATCATCTTTGATCTTCTGTACATTGGTTAATGCAGTTTCAAGAGTTGCTTCCGAAAGATCAGCAGCAGCCATTAGGTTGCTCTGGTTTCCATCAGAAATTGTTGGGTGTGCAGCAGAGAAGAAAGCAGCACCATCACCAATAGTATCAGAGAAACCATTGTTGAATAGATTTGCAGCCTTAACCTGTTTTGTATTTGCCATTGCTCTAGCAAGACCTTTTGCACGAAGTTTAGCAAAGGTATCATAAAGATTATCCTCCATTGCTTCTTCAGTAATTGCAAAAGCTAAAGCTACAGTTTCAGCAGTATAACGTGCTGTGTAACTTTCTTGAGCATCGTCATACGAAACAGCAGCACCTTCACCTTTGGTTGGGGCAGAGCCGAAACCTGTGAATAGTACTTCTTCTTCAAATGCACGATCTGAGTTTTCTACATCGAAGAGGACATCACTTTCGTTGTCCACTTCTCCATACTCCATACCGAATACAGCATTTAAGCCCGGCAGGAGTTCTTTACTAATACTAGCTCTATTAATAGCCATGATTAATTCCTCCTATTAAGCTGTTGATGCCGTAGCCGTTACATAACGGTCACGGTGAGTATTAAGATAAACTTCTACGATTGGATATGCATCCCCATCACCTTCGTCAGGGAAAGCAGCCCTAGCAATACCACGAACAGCAGCAACAGCTTCAGTTCCTGATGCACCATCAAGATAGTAGCTGGACTGACCTGTTACAGTACTTCCAGAAGATGCTGTTGAGCTAACCGTAACATTGTAGTTTTTAACGATCAACATCTCAGCAGCCGATAAAGTTAGTGAAGCCTGAATATAATAAGTTTGATCAGGATCACTGATTACGAAAAATTTAATATCCGTAGCACTTGTTCCACCGGGCCAATACCGGGAGAATTTCTGCTCACCATTTTCAACATATTGACAACCCATAAATACTCCAGAAGGTTTCAACGTAGCAGCAATATACGGAGATATTGTTGCAAAGTTTGCACCGGGAAGTACTACTGGATCACCAGTAAAAATACTATTAGTTGGTGTACCAGCTAGGCCAGTAGATGACCAAGCAATGATATCAGTTACAGCTTCATTGTTGTAACCACCACCAATTTTACGAGCAGGAGTAAAGCCACGAAATGCTTTAGTAGTAGACATATTACACTCCTATTGTTAGTAAAGGTAAGCTAGTCCTGAAAAGAGGGTTGCCGACCTTTAGTTGTTACCGATTTACTTGTATTAGAGATTGGCATACGAGAGTCAGAGCTTTTCATCAGTTGTGCATTAACTGCATCCATTTGATCATTAGCCTTTTTCTCATAAAATCTCTGTCTAGCCTTTACCTTGCCACTTTGCATTTTAGCTAAAGCTAAGTCTCCACGACAGACTGTACCTTGGTATCGGCCATCTTCCCTTACGAAGGATGTAACACCCATTTCAGGAACTTCATCAGGAGTTACGAAGACCCATCCCTCTTGTAGTCTTTTACCTACATTTGAAATGTCATCTTGACCTCTTACAGATATGCGAATCCAACGAAGAGACATCTGCTCTCCATCAAATCTAGCTTGTACCGATTCTGGTATTTCAAGGGCATCTGGCTCCTCAAAGGTCCATTCTTCTTCTCTTGTTTCAGTTTCTCTAGTTTCGTTACTACGTACTTGATTTCGTGTCATTAATCTTCTCCCACGTTTAAGTTATATTAGTATAGTTGCCTTCAGCATCATCGACTTTGAGCTTTTCAGCAGCATATTGTTCAAGCGGTATATTCCATTTCTGAGCTAATCTAACATCTTCTTTAGATAGTTTAACTTTACTAGAACTAGATGGGGACAAACGTGACGACCCCGATACTACTTGAGCAGGTGTTGACGTACTTTCCTGCACACGTTCTTCAGTTTCTCCCACACTTGGAGAGAAAGCTTTTTTAATCCTGTTATCAATTTCCTGATAGAACTCTTTATCTTGAGGATCATATCCTTCTCCTTTTAATTCTGCATCTATTGCTAAAGCAGCAGCAGTTTTAACATTATCCTGTCCAAACCAAGAGTTTTTAGAAGCCCATTCTTCAGCCATTGGATCGTTTTGAGGTTGAACCTGTGGCCTAGCTATAGGTTGTTGTTGAACTGGGGCAGCATTTTGAGAAACATTTTCAAAATGTATTTTAGCTGAAGACACATCTTTTAAATCATTTTGTGCTTCATTCAACATCTCTTGTGCTTGAAGAACTCTTTCTTTATCTCCTTCTTCAAAAGCTTCCATATAGACAGATCTGGCAAGCTCAAGTTTATCAGTCAATTGTTTTTCAGAAGCATTAAGGCTTAACTTATTTACCTCATTTACTTCATGATGTTTTGTTCTGAGGTTGTTACCTAATTCCTCATTTTTTTGGATGAGAGCAGCAATCTGTTCATCTCTTTCTTTTCTT